AATCCAGAAGCAACAGGTGAAGCTATAAGAAAAGTTTTAAATGAAGAGATGAATAAATCAGCTTCAAGAATAGGATATTAAAATGGCAGTATTTTCTCTAAGTTCTTTAATAGATCAGTCCCTTACAATAGGAACTCAAACAATCGACTTGGATGGTATAACAGAAGTTAGCCCGACCAACTCTAGAATGATTACACAGCACCCAGTTGAGCAAGGCTACAATATAAGTGACGCACAGCACTTTCTGCCTATCAAAGCGACTTTTAAAGCGTGGATAACAGACAATCCCCAAAGTGTGTTCGACGATAGAGTATTCGCAACAATAGCTAATACAACAGGAATTAATTTAGTAGAGGGTAATGTAAAAAAACAATTAGCTAAATTAGAAACCGAAGCCAATAATGGTGGTCTTGTAACTGTAAAAACAAAATATGCGATATACAAAGACTTCTACTTAGAGACTTTTTCTTATACCGAAACAACACGAATGGGAATAGAAATAACATTTTCTATTATGGAAAAACAAGACACAGCAGATCAAGAGCGTGGAACAGCATATTTTGAAGCTGATATTATTGGATTATGGAGCTAAAATGATAAATGTAAAATTAGATTTAACCTATGTTAATAATTCAATAACGACATCTCTTTATGAATTACAATTTAAATACAACACTCAAAATGACTACTTCTATTTTGACTTATATTCTGCAAATGGTACTTTAGTAAGATTACATAATAAAGTCGTAACTGGATATGATTATGGTGTGGATATTTCATTTTCATCTTCTATATCTTCATCTTATGCTAACAAATCAACTATAACAAGCTTTACAGCGAATATCGAGGAATAGATGGGATTATACTCCACTAGAGATATTGTAATAACTATTACAGCACCTGCAAAAGAATTAGTAATAAAAGATTTACACATAGATGTTGAGATAATTAAGACTTTATCAGCGACGCCAAATGTGGCAAACTTAACTGTTTTTGGACTTGCGAAATCTTCAAGAGATTTTCTAACAGCTATCTATGATGAAGATAATGCAGAATATAATGTTAAAATAGAAATAGACAACAATACTCTATACAGCGGAGACTTAGTAAATGTAAGTACAGTTTTTAATTTGACAGAATGGGAAACAAAACTATACGCTAACGAGGGGTATAATGCTTTTAGAAAAACAGCTAAAGTAGAAACAAAAAAGGGCGACACACGATCTGATGTTTTAAACTCGATGTTTGATACTTTAACTGGAGTTGGATTAAGTGCTTTTGATGTACAAGCGATGAAAAACACTTGTGGAAATAAGTCTATATTAAAAAGAGTTTTGTATGATGGGAATGTAATAGACAATATTAAAAACTTAATAAAAGATTGTTTACCCAGTACAGATGTGTTCATAGATAATGGTAAATTGAACATTTTAAAAAAAGATTCTGCGATTGAAAAGACAACAGTATTAACAAACTTTTTAGCACCACCACAATTAAACGAACAAGGGTGTAGAGCAACAATGCAAACTAACACAGATATACAAATAGGTGCAAAAGTTCAACTACAAGCGAAAAGTTATAGTCAATCTTTCGGGAACTTAAGTACCAATAGAGCTAAGAAATCAGCTTTTAGTGGAGAGGGTAGCTACAAGGTTACAGAGTTAGTACATAAATTTGATAATTACACAGCAAGTGTAGCAATAACAGAAATTACGGGGATATTTTTAATATGAGTTTATATGATGGGATGGAGCGTTATGTTCAGGGGAGCATAGAAAATTTAAAAGACTTACTAGAAACTAGCACTTATGGAGAGGTATCCGTCCTAAATGAAGATAGCATTAATGTATATTTACCATCTCGAGATATTACATTATTAGATGTTCCAGTTTTTACGCTACAAGGTGGAGGAGAATATTTACAGTTCCCTCTAGCAGTTGGAGACAAAGCTTTAATCTGTTTTGCTAAAGATTCGGCACTTGATTGGATAAGTGGAAATACAATAGATAGTGAGTTTAATTTCGGTCTAGATAATGCTTTTGCATTAATAGGCTTAAATACACTTGCAGCACCTTTAAAGCTTACTAAGTTTACAACTCTTAATGTATCTACTATAAAAATTCAAAACAAAGAAAACGAACTTATAGATTTATTAGTACAATTAAATGACGCTTTGATCGCAGTAACTACATATACAGTTACAGGTCCGCAACCTTTTATAAATAGGCAGACATTTATAGATTTAAAGCCTAAATTAGAAAGTTTCTTGGAGGAATAAAATGGCACTAGACGCAACAATATTAAAAGAAGAAATGGCAACTCAAATATCATCAAAGGGATTGCCTATTATAGACGAAGAAACACTAGACGCACTTGCAATCGCAATAGTAAATCATCTTAAAGAATATGCAGTAGCAACAGTAGCTGGGCAAAATGGTACAATTTCATAAAAATTTTGATATAATAAAGAAAAAGGGATAATAGATGATAGATTATTTAGTAGATGAGAATTTCGATGTAGTTCTACCGTTACAAAAAGTAACAGATATAAGCACTCTATTATTTCAACAAGTACGACTATTGCTTAACACTTGGACTGGAGAATTCCCATACGATAATAGAATGGGAATAGCATACGAGGAAAAAGTTATCGGAACGAGTAGTATAGATGTTACAGAAATAGAAATAGAGTATTTTAGTAAGATATCTGTATTACAATACTTTAAATCTATGGATAATTTTGCAATAGAAACAACAGCACAAAGAGAATTATTAATAAGTTTTAGTGTAACTTCTACCGATGGAAGTACAGAAACATTCGAGCAGGTGGTATAAAATGGCAGTAATAACAGACAACGGAATTGTATTAAGAACGCTAACGGAGATAGTAGACGATAATACTGTTTTATGGTCGCAGAAAACTGGGGATGTAGATGTTGCACCATCAAGTGCAGCTGGGGAGCAAATAGCAATAAAATCAGAAGTTGAGGCACGAGTAGATCAAGATATCGCAAACGCTTTTATAAATAATACTATAACAGCATCAGGTTCTTACTTAGACTTAGTAGGAGAGCGAAAAGGTGTTTATCGTAGAGAAAATATATCTTCGGTTGCTACTTGACAGTTCAATCGGTAAATTTTGATGTGAATTGTCCTGCAGAATCTTTAGGATTAACATCCACAATAGATGGAGTAGATACAGCTACAAATGTATCGTCTGGTTCAACTGGCTTTACAATAGAAAGCGACGAAAATTATCGTACTAGAATCGGAAGTATTGGAACAGAAACAACACATATAAAAGATGGTTTATATTTTGCATTGCTTGGTTTGAGTGGAATTAGTAAGGCTAGAGTAATTGACAATAATACCGATTCTGTTCAATATGGCGAAGTACCTGCACGATATTTTTCTGCTATTGTGATGGGGGGAAATGAAACAGAAGTTGTAAACACGATCTATGACTATACACAAAACGGTAATCCAACATTTGGTAATTATAAAAAAACAGTTTTATCGGATCGCGGAGAGCCTTATATTATCTTTATCGGATCGCGGAGAGCCTTATATTATCTTTTATTCACGAGCAATCGAAATTACAGCAGAAATAGAAGTAGTATTAACAAAAGATTCAAATTTTGATACATTTAGTGGAGAGGGAATAGTCGCACAAAATGTTGTTGATCTAATCGACAATTTAAAAATTGGGGAAACACTATTCTTACAAAAGGTAGAATCTGCTTGTTTAGTTCAAGGTGTTACATCTGTAGTTATTACAATAAATGGGGGAAGTGCTAATTTAATTCCTAGTTACGATACTATAATAGTAACTAATCTTAATTTGGTGGAAGTGTCATGATTGAATACAAAGATAGAGTAACAAATAAATTCAAAGCAAGTAAAAATTTTAATAACATTTTAGATTTTTTAACAGAATATGACAGCGATTCACTTTTAATTTTAAATGATATGAATAATATGGACTCAGAATATGGTATAATCTTGGATGAAATAGGTAAGACTTTAGGAATATACCCTCGACCTTTAGTTCCAAGAACTTTAGGAGGATACCCTACCGTTTTCACTTATGACTTAAGCCTATATGATACAGTACCTTATGCAGATGATATTCAAGGTGCATATCGAAGTATGAGCAATAAAGAATATTCTAAAGTATTAAGAGTATTCGCAAAAATGATTAATTTTAAGGGAACTATGCAAGAATGGGAAGATATACTATTTATCCTTACTGGCGCAGTTGCTTCTTTTAGTAACAAAGCATCTAGTTTTGGAATTACAATACCAAAGAGTTTAGGAGTAGTAGAAAAAGCGATTGTAGAATTTACATTAAAATATAATTTATTAACTGTAAATATAGACTATATAGGAACAACTAACGGTGGACAACCGTTCAAGTATGATGTGTCGCAGTATGACACTTCTGAATATGTAAAACCGTGGTAAATTAAAATAAAGGAATAAAATGGCAAACCCAGAACTAGACACATTCGACACTAACGATACGAACACAACACCGATAACAGCTTCAAAGCAGACGGACGGATTCGCAATTGAGGAAACGGTAGAAAGTGCCGTTCATAATGAAATGTTTAAGCAACTATTCGCAGCTGCAAACAAAGCAAAACAAGACGGTGCTTGGGATTGGGAAACTAATTTAACATACCGTAAAGGTGCTTTAGTTTGGTACAACGATACGCTATGGAAAAGTATAGCAAGTGGGAATCAAGGCAATATTCCATCTACGAGTGCTTTTTGGAAAGAGCCCGGAATCGAAGACGCTACAAGTAACTTATATAACAATATAACAGTAACAGTCGGAAGTGGTGGAGACTATACAACCATCAACGAAGCGTTAGACTATTTGACGAGTTCTTATCAACCGATTTACAAAAACACGGGGATAACAGCTACAATAAACCTACTAACTGGTTTCGTAATGGCAGAGCAAGTGCTAGTTTATGGCTTAGATTTAGGCTGGATTACAATAACTGGAGCTGATTCTGAAACTACAATAACACATACAGCTTTAACGATTAATTTTGAAGGTCTTGGTTACCCTGCCTTTGGAGTAAATAGAGGTGGAACATTACCACAAATTGGTCAACTTTTTAGATTTAATGTGAGTGGAGTAGGTGGTGATAAACACGGTATTATGACTTATGGTGCTGGAAGTAGTGCCAATGTTTTAATTGGTTGTGGGGTTGCTGATGCTGGAACTTATGGAATATATGTAAATAATGGCTCTACTGTAAATGTTGAATC